ACTAATGCAGGCACTGTGGACAGAACTCCACTCCCCTGACCATCTAAGTAGTGGCGGCGGCTTTCCAGAATTTGAAAAGTTAGCCAGAGGAAAATACAGCAAGCAGCAACAGGAAACTATGAGTCGTGGTACTGATATTCACGACCACTTAGAGATATACTTCAAAGGTGGTGATGCCCCAAGAGAGCATATGTTTCTATGTGATGCTGTCGAAAGGAAGTTATCAGATGTCTGCGGAAACAGCAATTGGGTAGCCGAAGCATCCTTCGCACACGCCTCCGGATACGGAGGTAAGATAGACTTGCACAATGATGATTGGGTGGTAGATTTCAAGACCAAGGACTTTGCAGACAATCCAGACGTAAAGGAAATGGTATACGATGATCAGGGATGCCAACTGGCCGCTTATAATCAGGGGATAGGTGGAGGAAGAAGGCTCCTTAACTTATTTATAGATTTTAAAACTGGAGCAGTTCTAGATTGGGAACATGAAGACATTAATCGCTTTCAGGAAATGTTCAATCATGCTCTTGCTCTATGGAAATTAGTAAAGAAGTACGACCCTTCATTTATGGACAGGAGAATATTATAGCATGAATGTGAATATAGTGCATCTAGTGGGCAGAGTTGGTCAAAATCCCACTGTCAAGGAAACGTCAAAAGGGAAGGTATGCAATATTTCTCTAGCCACCAATAGCGGATACGGTGAAAAGCAAACCACCGATTGGCACAAGGTTGCATTCTTCGAGCCACTTTCAAAAACAGTGGAGCAGTATGTAACAAAAGGCCAAGAGTTATTTGTCCGAGGCCGAATCCAATATGTGAAATGGACAGACAAAGATGGTGTAGAGAAATGGAAAACAGAAATCATTGCCAATGGAATGGAAATGGGTTCCAGATCAGGCCAAGAGAAGACACAACCAGTTTCTTCAACTGGCGACGAGGATGAGTCGCCTCCATTCTGAGGAGAGAGGGGGGCTTCGGCCCCCCAATCTTTCTTGGCAGAAGGATGAAGAACAGGTCTTCCGGATATATCATCTGGCTAGACACTTGTGGCCTATACGTCTAAAGTACACACCAAAAGAAGGAATTAAATGGGAAGAGTGGTTCAAGAATCACACGGCCATGACACTAGACGAATTTGCCAAATGGTCTAATGAACAAGACTTGAGAAAGAAATTCAAAAACTGGGTGCATGTAAAGCACAGAATAATGGTAACCGAAAAAGAAAAATTAATAGGAAGGGAAGGATGATTTCAGACTACCAAAAATTTATACACAAAAGTCGCTACGCAAGATACCTAGATTCAGAAGGACGCAGGGAAACATGGGAAGAAACCGTGAATCGTTACTGCGACTACATGGGAGACGTAAGCGGTAACCTACCTCTGTACCTGAGAGAAGCCATCATGAATATGGAAGTAATGCCATCCATGAGAGCATTGATGACCGCTGACCCGGAGACTGGCAGTGGAGCATTAAGTAGAGACAACATGGCGGGTTACAACTGCGCCTACCTTGCAATAGATCATATTAGAGCATTCGATGAATCCCTGTACGTTCTGTTATGCGGAACCGGCATAGGGTTCAGTGTGGAGCGGCAGTGTATTAGCAAGTTGCCAGAGATCGCTGAAGAGTTTCATGACACCGATACCACTATCGTAGTGTCGGATAGCAAAATAGGATGGGCAAAGGCTATCAAAGAATTAGTTAGTCTCTTGTATCAAGGACTTGTTCCCAAGTGGGACTTGTCCAGAATAAGACCTTCAGGGGCTAGACTAAAAACATTTGGTGGAAGGGCATCCGGACCTGACCCTCTGGAAAGGCTATTCAATCATTATGTTTCAACCTTGCGTGGTGCTGCAGGAAGAAAACTAAACAGCATAGAGTGTCATGATTTGATGTGCTGGAACGGAGAGAGCGTAGTAGTAGGGGGAGTACGCAGGTCAGCAGAAATTAGCCTGAGCAACCTTACAGACGAGCGTATGAGACATGCTAAGACAGGACAGTGGAGTCTTGAAAACCCACAACGATCAATGGCTAATAACAGTGTGTGCTATACAGAGAAGCCTGATATAGGAATATTCATGTGCCGAGAATGGCCGTCCCTTTATGAATCCCTAAGTGGAGAGAGGGGCATCTTCAATCGAGAGGCTGTTAAGAAGTTAATGCCGGAGAGAAGAGACCACAACTACGAATTCGGAACTAATCCATGTTGCGAAATAAATTTGCGGAGCGCCGGTTGTTGCAACCTTACAGAATGTGTGGTTAAACCAAATGACACCCCAAAAGACATAGAGCGTAAAATAGAGTATGCCACTATTCTAGGAACCATCCAGTCTATGCTAACCGATTTCAGATACGTCAGACCCATGTGGAAGAAGAATGCAGAGGAAGAGAGGCTGCTAGGTGTAAGCATGACTGGCGTGTTCGACTGTCCTATAGTTCTCAACGCTTCGCCTGAACAGTTGCAGAAGTGGAGAGACCTAGCCGTCAAGACAAATGAGAAGTGGGCCAAGGAACTAAACATCAATCAATCTGCAGCCATCACTTGTATCAAGCCATCAGGTACTGTCTCTCAACTCACTGCAGTGGCGGGATCAGGCTTACATCCCTCGTACTCGCGTTGGTATATTCGGAGGGTGAGACAAGACCGCAAAGACCCACTCAATCAGGCTCTCATTGACGCAGGAGTTCCGTTCGAGGATGACCCGTACGTTAAGGAGTCTATTGTTTTCTCCTTCCCTATGAGCGCTCCTACGAAGTCCATAACTAGGAATGATATCTCCGCAATCGAACACCTTGAAATCTGGAAAAGATTTGCATTGCACTGGTGCGAACACAAACCCAGTGTTACAATCTCTATCTCCGAAGACGAATGGATGGACGTAGGAGCATGGTGTTACAAAAACTTCGATATACTAAGTGGTGTCAGTTTCATGCCAAAAGCGGATGATAGCCACTCGTATGAGGTCACTCCTTATGAGGAAATTACTAAAGAAGAGTTCTCCAATGCCAAAAAGATTTCAAAGATCGATTGGGATTCCATCGTCGAGCACGAAGACAATACAACCAGTAGTCAGGAACTCGCATGTTCCGGGGACAAGTGTGAAATCCTTTGATGGAGGTATACAAATGAATAGTACAGAGTTGCGTGATATAGGTATTAAAAAAGCATTAGACAATGCTGATTACACACATGACAAATGGTCAGAGAAAGCGTATAATTTTTTAAAAGGTTATATTAAACACAATGATACATTTATGGCTGAAGATGTAAGGATGGCTTCAGTAGATGAGGTTCCTATACCGCCAAGTAAAAGAGCGTGGGGTGGTATTGTTATTAGAGCCTCAAAGGCTGGACTAATTAAAAGAGTAGGGTTTTCTAATGTTAAAAATCCTAAGGCTCATGCAACTCCCGCTACAGTATGGGGTGTTATTAAAATGGAAAAATTACCATGATTCCAGAAGAAAGTAGATGGGAATGCATGGAGTGCGGTTATGTCTTTTATGGGGTAGATTCAGCGTACTGTGATGAGTGTGGCAGTTACGATATAGATGAGATAGAGGAGGCAGAAGGCGATGAAACTTATGATCATTCCTGATCCACATGCACATCCAGATTATAATAATGAAAGGTTCAGAGCGGCGGGTCGGTTACTCATGGAAGAGCAACCTGAGTGCGTGGTTTGCTTGGGGGATTTGGCTGACCTGCCGTCTCTGTCCTCTTACGACAGGGGAACAAAGGGATTTGAGGGGAGGAGATACAAGAAGGATATAGTAGCAGCAATCAACGCTCAAGAACTACTGTTCGAGGCGATGACTAAACACAACGAGAGAAAAAAAAGGAACGGCAAGAAGCAGTATAAACCGCGTCTAGTAATGTGTATAGGTAATCATGAGGACAGAATTACTAGAGCCATCAATTCACAGGCTGAATTAGATGGAACAATAGGAATCAGTGACCTCCAGTACGAGGGGTTTGGGTGGGAAATAAACCCCTTCAAAAAGAACGTGACGATAGAAGGAATAACCTTCTCGCACTACTTTACTACTGGGGTCTCTGGAAGACCTATCTCTAGTGTCCACATTGGGCATACACTCATTACTAAACTCCACTGCTCCGCCGTTCAAGGTCATTCACATCTGTACAACCATGCAGAGCACACACGCCCTGATGGGCAGAAAATCTTTGGGTTATCAGCGGGATGCTACTCGCACCCCGAATACTCAGAAAGTTGGTGCCGGGATACAGAGCACCAATGGTGGAGAGGCATTGTTATTCTAGAAGAACTAGATGGGGAAGGTTACTACGATGGAGTGAGGACCATCACCCTGCGCAAAATCATGAGGGAATACTCGTAATCTTCTTAACGCATCCTGCTGGAAATGCAGTAATCGTACTCCACTCTCCCTTCTCGTCTTTGGTGGAAGCTATCTTAACAATCTCTCTATCCTTTTGAAGCAAAAAACCTGTAGTCCAGAAGGTAGGCGGTGTAACTTCCGAGGGCTTCTCCCACCCGGACGTTCCAAGGATATCACGCCACTCAACCGTTACCAGTTTGGGCTTCTTCACGCCGCTTTCTGAAAGGGGATTCTAACCCCCCTATCTAGCGCATCTTCAAACCTCTTTACAAATATTGTTTTCAATTTCTGTATGCGTCTTTCTATATCTATCATACGTAATCTCTTAGTGTCATCACCCATCAATCTATTACCCCTGATCTTGGCTCTTATCTTATACAACTTAGTTATCTCTCCAATGATCTTCTTCTTATAGGCATCTAATCTGGCTAACGCATAGTGGTCAGACTTCTTAAACCCCTTCCACTCTTCGCTGGTAGGACCAAAGTCTTTATATATACCTTCCATAAAGAAGTGTGCGTTCTCTATCTCGCCTCTATAAGCATTGTACTTATCATTAATATCCCACTTAGCACTAAGAGAGGGATCAGAAATAAATCTCCTCGCTAGTGGAATGTCATTCCATGCAATCTTACCTGTAATATCATGGCGTGGAACTACCTTTCCGTTAACTATAAAATCAATGGGTATTCTAGCGCCCTTCTTAATGAAGCGGCCTGCGCTTCCAAGATAGAAGTCATACATGTAATCGATTACAGTGGGTGGAAAACTTAGAACTCCCTTCTCATATTTTGATCCACCTGTTAGTCGGTTCAACCACTCTGCAATAAACTTAGATGGTGCGGTAGTAGTAGACCAACTCCTATAAGCTGGAGGTTCGGCGTAAGAGCCGGGAAAAGGAACCTTATAAATAGGATTTCCAGTCCAGTTCTCATTAGCCATAATATCCACAATTGGATCAGTAATGGTGGGAGAAATATTTTTGGCAAGCGACACACTAAATCTGTCGCTGTTCTGCCAACTGATAGGAACAAAAGACTCTATTGTAGCACCCATCATATGCCAAGCCGCTTCCATAAAATTAATCTGCTTGAATCCTAAAGCCATTACAGTGTCAGCTAGAACGAAAGGTATATTAATACCATAGCCCAAAGGAATCTTGGCAAATTCATCAGCGCCGGGAATTGGAATGTGCATTTGCCTATGCCTCTGACTCATAGGAATCTGTGCATATTTGTTTCTTCCCTCATCATCCTCACCCCCTAACATGTACGCTACCCAATCCATTGGGAGTGCAGCCAAGAAGTAACGATGCATAAACTTACGGAACATCTGT